ATCAGTAGCTGTAATGGCTCAAAGTTTACTATAAACCATGATATTGCAATGTATGTTAGTATGTTCATACGCAAAAATAACAAAGGCAGCCATAAGACTGCCATAAAGTTATTGATTATTTAGATAATTTTTCCACCATTTGAGGTAGAACTGCTCGTTCACAGCCTTACCATTGGTAAATCTCCAAATGGAGCAGTAAGAGACACCTATATCCTCAGCATAATGACTGAGCTTATATCTATTGGTGAGCTTAGACTTGGTCTCTTTAATCATAAAGTCCTTTAAGCTCTGCCCCTTAGAAAGGGAGATCATCTTCAGGTTGATCAGGTACATGAGCAGGAGCTACTGCAGCTGCAGTTAATAGCTCAATCTTCCATAACTCTAATGAGTTGAAATGCTTATCCTGCCATTCTCTACCTCTCAGATTGAATGATGCCTCCACCTCTTCACCTACTTTGTAGCCATCTAGTAGAGCTGTTTTATCTCCTGTAGCTTGCAAGCTGATGTATTGAGGATATTTGCCATCCTCTACGGTTATTACTACCTCTCTTTTAGAGAATTTCTCAGTCACCTGTACGGTATCACCTATCACTTTGATAAGTCCTTTAACTTTGTAATCATTCATATTATTGTTGTTATTAATTTATATACTCCGATCAGTGCAAATCCATAGACTACTATAGTTAGGATAATTGCCATTGTTTTTTCTGTCATACTACCTGCTCAGTAAATGGATCTATATCATCCTCAGCAAATATAATCTCACCATACTGTACTAAAGTTAGCTCTATAGCATACTCCTGAGCTTTCTTAGCAGCGAACTTAGCACTGATGCCAGGATTGTTACTAATTAATGCTTGCATTGCTGCTATCATAGCAGACTCTTTGAAATGTTCTCTCATCTTATTTATTATTTAATTGATTAATATACTTAACATAGTACTCAGTGCAGTGATGCAACCGTACCTTAATCTCCTCCTCTAGCTCCAGGTCTCTAGTAAAGAGTAGAGTAGTGATTCTCTTCTCAGGAGCTATGTGATCTACCTGATGGAGTGATAAATTTTCCCATTCATTCAATAGAGATGGGTGAGTAGAGACCATGCAATACACTAGACTAGCATAGTTCTTATCATATAACATCATGTAAGCTCTTAGCTGCCACTCATAATCTTTATTCACACCCTCTTCTGAGGTAGCAGGGAATGTCTCTAAGGACCATGATGTCTTAATGTCTATGATTTGGTCATCTAGTACTATATCAGCCTCTCCTGTGAGCCATTCGTTATTCAGTCTCTCAGTGTTCTTTACCATGCTAGTGAATGATACAGTATTGAGTAGAGCAATAGAATCATTCTCCTGCAGATTACCTTTATTAATGTACTTATTATTTAGCTCTACATTATAACCATAGAAATCCTGCTTAGCTACTGCTCTAATGTAGCTCTTAGTAGTTTCAGATAGCACCTCAGACTTAGTCCGAGATGCTGTCATTAATTTTCCTAGTGATGATGGATGCCATTTCATAATAACATAAGTGCTTTATTCTGTAAATCTGTAAGCTCAAAGGTCTCTCTTAGCTTAGGAATCGTAAATTTACCCTCCTGAATAGATACTAATGCCTCCTCAAATCTTTCTTTAGATAGTCCAGGCTTAGCTGCCTTAACAGGTACACTAGCCATGTTAGCATCGTCATCTAAAGATTGCAGGCACAAAAGACTAGACAAGCAGTACCTACGAAAGTAAGTCACAGCAGATCCTACTTGCTGGGGATTAAGTCCTGCAGGTAATTCCATACATGACTCTATTGACTCATTAGAATCTATGCAAATAATCTGAGTGCATACTGAATTGCCCTGAATAGGCTGTAATAATAGTAGACCATTCTCTAATAGAATAGGCTCTACTGCCTCAGTGATTGCATTGATATCACTATAAGACTTTTTAAAGTGGGGATTAGTAGCATTCTTAGCTACTTTGCCGATTGACTGCTTAGCTTTGTGTAGCTTCTGATGCAGAGTTAGTACAGGTGCTGGTGTTACAGCTTTTGTTTTTGTTTCCATAATATAGATTTAAATTATTTCTGTAAAGATAGTCAATTATTTTATATCTGCAATGAAATTACAATAAAATATCATAAATTCATCAAAAGTTCTTGCAATAAAGTATGTACCCCCTGCAGCTTCTACTGATTCTTGATACCTCTTCTGCACTTCTGACTGCCGATCCTTTCCGTATTTTATCTCAATCTTTACTGACCTACCTCTAATGGTGGCAGAAATATCTGCAGATCCTTTTGTACCTGTGCTAGGAGTATAAGTGCCTTTCAGTTGTCTAGTATTCTCACCTACCTGTATCTTTTTACCCTCTCTATACACTCCCATTGTATTGATTCTCTCAGCTTGAAAGCCTGAATAGGTTAGAAAGTGAATGATACATTTAGTCAGAGCATTGGCTGAGTTATCATTCCAATCAGATGCTGTTATGTATGGCATGGTAGGGTGCTTAAGTGTGAGGTAGTTAATCTCTAGGGCTTTGAGTAGTGTTTTGTTTTCTTTGTTCATGTTAATTATAGTTTATATTCCACAATATCCACTGTCACAATCATTAAAATCTTCATCAAATAATTCTGTTTGCATTTTATAATTTTTAATTTTTTCATATGTTATTCCCATTTTCCATCCTCTTGGTGAATTACTTGTTAATTCTTGATCAATAAACCATTGCATTTTATTAGGTTGCTTTCTACACATTTTATTTAATAGTATTTCATTTCTATGAAAACATCCAACACAATTATTTAAATAAGCAAATCTAACAGGTTTATCTTTCCAATATTCCTCTATTTTATCCTTAAATGTTGGATTTTCAATTAATGGAAATTTAGGTATTCTCATTGGAAAATTTTTCCATTTATTTCTACCTGATTCATGCTGTCCTACTACAAATTTTTGCCATAAGATACTATTTTTATCACATTTCTCATTCATTCTACCAGCTCTTATTATTTCATTAGCTCTAAAGCCTATTCTCATTTCTACAGTTTCTTGTATATTATCCCACCACCATTTATTTATAGGATCTAATTTCATTTCAATAGTACAAAATCTTATAGTAACATTAGGCAGATATTTTTTATCTCCTCTAACTATAATTTCATCAAATGTTTTACCTGTAACCCAATCTATTTTTTTGCCTATAAATTGCTCTAAATCTAACATAGTATAAATTATAGTATCCTCTTCTAATGTACCTATAAATTCAGTGCCTATTTTATCACTTACTATCTGTCTTATTTTAGCATCAGGAAATAAACAATTTTTATCATTTGTCCTAACTAATGCAAAAACATTATAATCTGCAGGATAATGTACTGCAATATAGCTTGATGTTTTACCACCACTAAGACTATTTACTGTTATCATATATTCATAGCTTTAATTGTTAACTCATCCCATATATCTAGCTCTTTTACCTCCTGTACAAATGACAATCTAGTACTGCCTCCATTCCTATTGGTAGAGCAGATATATCCTTTGTATTCGCAGTACTTCTTAAAGTTAATTGTGATGCTGTTCTGTGTTATGTAGTTCTTTTTATCAGGGAATGCATTGCAGAATGAATCGTATAACTGTTCTTTTACTGAGTAATAAGTATCCTCTTTTAGATCCTCAAAGAAATAGTACATCTCACTGCTAATCTCATCTAGTATCTTTCTAAAGTTTAGATTGATAGTAGGCATTTCTATAAGACCTATATTAAGATATATTTGTATGCATTCCTGGCAGTAATTGTCAAAGGCTGCCCATTGGTCATCATCCCAATCCACGAACAGCTCATGACCAAATAGATCTACAGGAGTGAACTTATCATTAAATGTCTTAGCCATCTCCACCTCATACTTTCTAGCATTGAAAGATGCACCATTGCCTGAGATAGTATAGTTAGTAGTTATAATAATCTTAGGGCTGTTAGTTACATCTAGTTTAATAGAATCCTTACCTTTGTATTCAATAGTAATACCCTCAGTAATCACACTAAATAAGCTCTCAAAGTTGAATTTCTTTTTAACATCATCAAATACTAATATCTGACAATCAGTAGATACATTCTGATAGGGGAATTTATTTTGAAAGTCAAACAGCTTACCATCTAAGCTCTGCACTTTCTTAAGATGTCCCATTGCATTCCAAAACAATCCCTTTCCACTTCTCCCATTAGGTACATCAGAGATAGCCTCATCATTAAAGATGATAGCTTTGTTGTTACTTCTATCCTTATAGCTGTGCAGGAGGTATCCGATTACAGTCTGAAATGCTTTGTACTTACTTTTATCTTTACCTGCTATATTCCATATAAAAGTTCTAAATTCTGACTTATGGTGATCTGTTTTCTTAAAGTCTCTATTGATGACCTGGTCTCTCCAAATAGATAGATCCATATCAGCATAAGATAGCACCTCTTTTTTATCTTTAGATACCTTTACTATGCAATTAGTATAGAATAGATATGCACTATCTTTGTCATCTTTCAATAGGCTTACATTCTTACTAGTCAATATCCCTAAAAATTCTCTCTTAAAGAACTTAAGATTCCCACTCATCAGGTTATAAACTCCCTCAGGCTTATCATTAGATGTGATGTAATCTAATACAAAGTCTTTAACATCTTTCTCATATACCTCATTTAAAAATATACCCTCTTTTTTAATCATTTGAAATGTGCCATTTTTCTCAGGGGAATGCTTAAAGAAATCATTGTTATCTAAGAATGTTTTGAACTTAAAGTTGTTAAGATTGTAAGCTCCATTCTGAGTAGTGGACCAAAAGTCATCATCTACCATCTTAAACTTCTTTTTCAATGCCTCTTTAGCAGCATTCCAATCTCCATTATGCTTGACTAAAGTATAGATATTAAATGGTGAATAAGATTGCTTAGATTCAAATGGCTTTATAGCTCCTCCATCCTCACTAAATATATAAAACATATTATTTTGAAAGCCAAAAGTAGCAGAGAATCCATCTTTAATATCTTTATTAGGTCTAGTCCA